GTAGTCTTTAGTAGAGCTAATCCCCCTGACCACGTAGTAGGGTTGTTAGATGTTACTACAGGGTTGACGGTAGCAGATGAGGCTAGCTGTTGTGTATACAGCGCTGTACCCCCTCCACCCCCTGACACTGCATTCCACGTACCTCCACCAACTACAGAGGCAGTAATACCTATATTAAAGTTGCTCGCAGTGACTAAGATAGCGAAGTCCGTAGAGGTTGTGGGTGTCAAACTAAACGGCATGGTAGTTGTGTTGGAAGATTCGTTTACAGACTGCGCTCCATCCGTCACCCCTCCAACGGTTCCAGCTGTTGGTCCTGCGAATACCGTATTACTTGCCTCTGGATTGAAAATACCTGTTAGCACTCCAGACGAAGTTACCGGAGAGCCAGATACGGACATAACTGGAGAGGGTAAGGAAAGTCCTACACTCGTTACCGCTCCACCAGATGAGGCACAGGTTGTAGTCCCATCTGCCTTAAATGAACAGGCAGGGATGCCGTTATAAAAGAGGTTGATTGCCGGAATACCGCCGATGATACTTTGCGAGATATTCCAGTTTAATCCGAATGTCCAAGTTGTTGAGTAAGCTCCATAGGTACCTATGTCAATCGCACTGTTACCAGTGATACCAGTAGCGACCGCGCAAGCGCAGTTAGATGCTACCGGGAGCGTGGAACTTGACGCTTCTAGCACGTCGAAAGTTGCTCCCGCTATTGCGTTCCATGAGATGTTAACACGGTGCCCGTTTGCGCTTGAGAGAGTGGCCGGGCCTAACTTATCTGAGGTTGTAGTTGGTGCGCTTATAACAGAGTTGAGGTGTGTAATGATGAAGTAAAAGCGGACAGTAGAGCCATTCTCAAAGTCAGAGATTGCCTGTGCTCCAGTTACAGAGGGAGCTTGTGATAGCGGCTGTACGTTAAATTGCTGGGCCGTGTATTGCGAGCCGGGAACCTGTGCTGTTAACGCTGCCGCAAACAACAGGCTAAATAAAAAAGCGCTTGCGGTTCTGAGTGAGTTTAGCATCTATGTTCTCCAAGAGGGTGTTGACTGGTGGTACTGGCTGAAATTTCCAGAGCTTGTTTTTACCTACGTCGTAATACTGTGAGCTAAACTCGCTCATAGGTACGTCGAGGTCTACGGGTACAAAAGACTCGACTGTCTTCTTGTCGCGTTTATCGTTGAGCCTAAATACTTGTATAAAGCTCGCTTCCGAGAAGAGGAAGCGACTGCACCAGACAGGACGTTGCGTAAGTGCGATAACCGGGATTCTCTTACTCCGTCCCTGTGTGAGTATCGCTTGAAACGCTTCGTTATCTGCCATGTACGCTTCATCTAAGTATAGCCCTACGTTGCCACGCTCCCACAGTCTCCACATTAACTGCTCTAATGCTTCTTTGTCCTGTGGTAGTGGATGGACAACGTACAAACCTTTTGACTTGCTACTTAGTTGGTGGTCTAACCCTACGTGTTGAGCTTCTTCAATAGCTGCGATGTTTTCGTCACCCTTAAAATCCACCGTCACCCACGGCATAGAATCTATGTTACCGCGTGACAAGTGCCAGAGGGCCGCTACTGTCTTTCCGCTGCCAGTAGTCCCTATAATAGAAAGTCTATCCTTTGGGCTAGGCAGTCGTGGTAGTTGTCCATTCGCCACTAGCTACCTTTCTAAGAAGGACGGGCAGTACCGTTGATACCGTCGAAGGAAGTAGAGAGGGGAGCAACGTCAATAGGTTCTTTAGCTCTCTTCTCTCTCGCTTCCTGTGCCTGCCTCGCTCGCACTGCCATATAGCGAGGGCCGTAAGTTGTAGCCGCTACTATCGTGAGGTTAATCCATGCGCTTGCTTCCTCAGATAGAAAACTCTTTTCGTACAGCGCTTCGACACGCTGTATAGCATTCGCCATATTGCTAGCTTCCTGTGGATTAAGCAATAGCTCCTCAGTGTCGAGAAGCGCTGCTAGCATTACATGGGATTGCAAAATTATCTGTGTTAAATTAGCAGCCGTTTCTTTCTTCGCTTGTTTTCCCCGTCGCTTGCGCTTTGGCTGCTCGAAGTCTCCGCCGTCGCTGTAGCCGGGTTTGCTGGTGTCGCTGGCTGCGTCGTTGAAGTCGCTTGGGTTGAAGCTGAATTCGTTGTTGTTGATGCTGTCGGAAACAGTTTCTTTATTCCCTCCAGCTTGTCCTCCATCCAAGTTTTCAGGTTCTCCACTTCCTTCTCGCGTGCCTTTTCCAACTTCTCGAATTGTTGTTTTACCCATGCTGGCTCTTTTCCTTCCGCGTTTGCTTGCGCTACAATCTCATGCTGTGCGGATTCTACAGCTGACTCAATCCTTGCCGCTGTTGTCTCCGCTGCTGACGATACTGCCGCTACTGCCGTTTCCGCTGCTTGCGTCGCTGCCGCTGCTTGCGCTCCCGTTGTTTCTGACACTTAGCACCTCGTCTAGTTTCTTCTCAATCCGTCGCATAGTATCGCGGACTTCTATCACTGCCTCTACTACGTTCTTAACTGTGTCAGGGGGAATGTCAAGGCCCAATGCCTTGAGCATCATTGACATTCCCGTTGGTGGTGTCTTCACAGTACGGGCCTACCTCCACCAGTGCGGACTCCACCAGCACCACCACCACCACCGCCACTAGAACCTACTCCACCACTACCCCCGCCACTGCCGCTAGCTACTGGTGGTGCCTGTGTAGTTCCACCAGTGAATAGAGCGTTGTAGTTGTAGATTATGACAGTGATAGTAGCCGCTCCACCGTCAACGGTAAATAGCAAGGACATAGGCATCTGTCCAGTGATAACGATGTAACCTTGCGTACCACCTTGTATCTTGAAAATCTGTGCGCCGTTGTTGATGTTGACAAAGAGGAAGTTAGTTGTGGGTAGATTCTGTGCATCTATCCACGCTGACTGGATGCCGCTACATGGGATGTTCCCCAGCGATAGCGTGCTAAATTGAAATTGGTCTGCCGCACTAGCGAAGACCATAGGCTCTATTTGAAAGCCTTTTCTTCCCTCTGGAGGTTCTGGCTGTCTTAGCCCAATGTTACCAGCTGTCACAATCTTTGGAGGTGCCATGTTACATTAGCCTCACTTTCTTTAAGTGCCCCTCAAAGTCACTCTGCTTATCTGCTCCCCTCTTCATTACTGCAAAGAGGCACTTATCAGCTGCCTGTGCCAGTGCCAGAGCTATCACACCAGAATGCTCCGTTGGAAAGTTGGCTGCCAAGAGGTCTAGAATGTTCTTAGTTCTCTCACTTACCTTGCCGGGATTATGATGCGCTCCCAACAGTTTTAATAGTTGCTCTCGCTCACTGCCGCCGTGTTCCATTGCAAAAATTCTCCCTAGACTATTGCAGCCGTTTCCGCTGCCTTACCAGCTGCCCTAGCTCCCTTAACTACAATCTGTTGTACTGGCTTAAATAGGAAGATTCCCCCAGCTATTAGAATCAATCCTACTACAATCGTTACAGCTTGCGCATTGATACCAAAGAGACTCAAGCCAGCGCTTAGAGTTGCGTTACCAAGTGACTTTCCCAAAGAGCCAAGCGTACCAAGTGCGCTCTGTGCTGCGCTACTGGATGATGTTGCCGACGTTGTTGGGGCAGTCGTAGGATAACTACTGCCACTGAGGATACTGCTAGTCGCTGGCCCAATCTCAGAGCCAACATTCTCCAGACTATCGGAGATACCCTCTTCTAATCCTCCGAGTGGTGCCAGTGGTGTTAGTCCCATCCTAAGCGATGCCCTTATACATCGCAACCTCTTCATTACGTCTGTTCAAAAGACTTTGCTGTATTTTTCCTCCAGCGTACACGTACAAGAGGAGATTATCTACGGCCCATGTATCCATCCCCTGATTGACGTAATAGAGGAGCTTAGAGCGATGAAAAACACCAGCACCTAAGTTGAAAACGAAGTCACACAGAGAGTCAAACTGTCCCTGTGTGAGTGCTCTAACAACGAAACTATTTACACGCTCTGCTACTTTGTTAAGGTCAGAGATTAAAAGTTGCTCTGCCTCTTCCTCTGTTATCGTCTGTCCCTCAGACGCTCCAAAATGCCCGTAACCGATAGAATAGCCATCGGCATCCTGATACGCCGTTAGGCTTAGTCCCTCATACTTCTTTACGAGTGCTACGCAAGCGCTGGAGTATTCCATCTAAAATTTATTCGTCGTTAAGTACCATCTCTGGCATTGGGCCATGATAGAGGATAGGCCCTCCCTTAGATAATACGGGAGCGTTGCCGTTGCCATCGCTACCTACAGTCTTAGCAATGGTTATAGGTGTTGGCTCTGGTGCCGCTGGTGCTGGTGGCGTTGATGCTGTACCAGTAGAGCCGGGAGCGGTAGAGCTTGGTGAGGATGCGTTAGAGCCAGAGCCGGGAGTTGATGGAGTTGGCTGCCCCATTCCGATAGCTGTTAGAACAGCATTAAGCTCCGTACCAAAGTCCTCTACTGGAGTTTCCCCAATGTTGGGAGCGGTCAAGCTAGAGCCACTACTTCCTAGCTCGCTTAACTCTGCTAATTGTGTTTCTTGTGCTGAGGCTTGCGCTGCCTCTGTTGCTTGTGCTGCCGTTGCCGCTGCGCTAGCAGCTGCCGCACTTCCACCGCCTGCCTCATGTTTTTTCCAGAGGTAGAGAGCGACACCACCACCTACGACAATAACAACGCCATAGATTATTTTCTTCTTTGTCTCCGGTAGCATACTACCTCACAATCCTATGCCGCTTAGTACACCACCACCAAGTTTCTCAAGGCCAGCTAATAGCTGTGCCTGTTCCTGTGTGCTAGCAATAGAGGTTGCAGTGGTGCCAGCGTTGAAAGAACCAATGCCGCTAGCGCTCTCCTCATTGAGCAATAGTGCAAGCTCATTAAGGCCAGTCTCAGAGTTTTTATTTCCTCCCTTAACTGCCGTAGCTAATGCCGTCTGTACTCCCGGCCCTAGTAGAGCGTCGTAGGATTGTTGCTGCTGAATTTCTGCCTCTAGCTGTTCTTGTTCTAGTGAGGCTTGTGTGCCGTTGGTACTGAGAGTCTGAGCTAGGCCCGTCACTAACTCATTCTGTTGTGCCTGTAGCTCTGCATTCGTTTGGTCAACTTGTACCTGTGCGCTTATCACGCTTTGATTCTGTCCAGCTTGGATGTTAGCTTGCTGAACATTTTGGGACGCTTGCAGCTGCGCTATAGCTGTCCCATCCCCACCACCAGACGAAGCTCCACCACTAGAGCCACGCTTGCTAAGGATGAGCAAACCAACTACGGCGGCTGCTCCGATAGCAACTTCTTTCTTGTGCTGCTTAATCCATTCACCAGCGCTCATCTAATCCGCCTATTCTGGAGGTTGCTCTGGATGGATAGGGTCAACACCACCGTTGTTATTCTGTTCCTGTGAGTCCTGAATGTAGAGGTCACTGTTTATAAACGGTAGTCCTTGTGGTGCGCCTATCGGATGAAGTGAGATTGACGGGTTAGGTTGATACGCTAGAAACTGTCCAGCTAGTCGCGCTGGCCCTCTAAATGAAATGAGAGGGAGTGTAGTAGGCATGAGGAAAGCAAACTCCTCAGCACCTCCATTAACTGCCGCAAACGGAGCTAGCTTGTGCTCATAAACTCCGCTATTGTGTCGTTGCATTAGAGTGCTCCCTTAACCTTATCTCCGTATATCCATACTACCGTACCAAGTAGTATGAGGATGATGCCCGTCCAGATGTACGGAGCTTCCGAGAATCCCTTGAGTCCTAACATTTAACTAAAGGTTATTCGGTAGCGATGCACCACCACCGTAGTTAAAAGTGCCGCCAGAGACAGGGCTAACCGCTGCCGCAATGTCACTAGCGAATGCGCTTCCACCAGCGGTAATGATAGAGCCAGTTTTCGCGTTAGAAGAAACTAATACCGCGATAATGGCAATCCCCACAATCGCTACAGCGATTGTAGTTATTGACTCAATCAGCTTGTCACCCATCGTTTCCTCCGACTAAAAACTTTGTGCTAGTTCGCTCACTCCACCGCCGGGATTAAAACCGCTCAAGCCACCGCCACTAGATACGGGGCTAACTGCCGCCTTGAGCACTCCAGAGAATGCGGTACCAGCTGACTTAATGACATTCGCAGTCTGCGAGTTACCGCCTACTAAAACGGAAATAATCGCTACCCCTACGATAGCGACCGCTACAGCCGTTAGAGACTCAATTAGTTTATTGCCCACTGCTCCCCTCCAACTTTGTTAGCTGTGCGAAGAATCCGTTATTGCTGAGAAGTAGTACAACAATAACCAACACAAGAAACGCTCTAGATAGTTCCTTTAGCTCATCAACATATCCAAGTGCACCAATGACTAAGATAGCTATGAACCAAGCGAGGAAACTGTGTTGACCTTGTTGCTGTGCCGCTGGAGAAAAGTCTTTCTGTAGCTGTGTCCATAGGTCGCCCTGTGTTCCCTTGACACCAGCTATTACTAGCACCACGCCGACGATTAGGAAGAGAAAGGCCACGCTAGATTCCCACTACCTTTCTATACACTGGTATCTCTCCCCTGATAGTAATGAACACAATAAACCCTATCAGTAGGGATGCGGCGATAATGCTAGTCTGACTCAACTACGCTCCCGCTGCGCTTGTTACTGCCGCCTTGAGCTTCTGGAAACCATAGTAGGAACCTACAAGGTATCCCACCACCAGCACTGCCACTAGATGCCACGGTTTCATACTTCCTCCAGTGTTGCCTTGCTAGAAGCGGTACAGCTGCGCTTCTTAGTCAATTTCTTTGAGAACATTCGACCACAGAAACGCTGCTATTAACAACAGCGCTAATCCCGCTAGCCACTGCTTAGTTGTGCCAGTGGAGTAGGAAGGGTGTGTTCCCCATGCGAATAGCTGAGACAGTAGATTCATTTTTGTATTTCACAGGGCAGGAAGTTATTAGCTTCCTGCCCTGTGCTCCCCGTTTCCGCGCTGTTCCCTAGCTTACGCTAGAGCTTGTTACTACTGCCCACCACCTGCAAGCGAACCGCTGTTGAGCAAGGTGTTGACCATTGCGAAGTCTTCATAACCTACAAGACCGTATGCTCCCGGCTGTGCCGTAATGGGGTTATTGATGAGTTGCATGTTGCCATAGGTTGTGGTGCTAATCGGCTTACGGCGTGAAGAAAAATAGTAGCAACCCGCTGGCAAGTCCTTGCCAAGCAACATTCTCGTTTTGAGTGCTGCTAGCAGTGGCTCAATTTTGAAAATGTTGGTGAAGTCAGCAGACTGCATAGCGAGGTAGTTAATGTCCGTGCCGGGATTGCGTCCCGCATCTGCCGCTGGATTGCTGTTATAAATGAAAAACGTGCTGAGAAAGTCACGGAAATTAGCGTATGGCATTGGAAAATCTTGCGTTGCCACAAAGCCAGTGAAGTTAGTGTTCTTCACTTCGTAGACGGTACTGAGGTCAAGTTGCGGCAATACAACACCTTGCTTGCTCACTGGCAGTTGGTCTAGATACACTTGATAGACAGTGATAGTCAAAGCGCTGATAGTGCCCGTCGCTCCCTTCCACGCTGCTAGCGTCGAATCCGCTCCCGCTGCCGCGAATGCTCCATTAAGGTTGAGAGTGAGTTGCAAGTTGGCCGTCGCGTTGACAACGTTCATGTAGACGGCACCGCGCAAATCATCGTCGCTATATGCGAGGGGTACTTCCCACCACATTGTAAATGGAGAGGAGTTACCATGCGTGATTCCCGTTGGAGTTACGATGACCGGGAATACGTTACCCATCGTCTCTGAAAATTGCTCAGACGATGCCGCTAACAGTGCATCTGTCATCGGCCATTGATTCTTGAGAGCTTGCAAGAAAGCTAGATGCCATCCTGCCGTTTGAATACGAATGTTGTTATTGAGGTCCGTAAAAATGACTTGCTGGAGGATGTTGGAAAGGCCCAAGTCAGAGAGAGTAGCCGTTGCCGCTCCATCTGTGTTATTCATTGTCCCTGTAATCTTCACAAGGAATTTCTTCACTAGGCCCACGTTGCGAGGTGCGATGTTAACCGTTGCTTGTCCAGCTTGCGGAGATGCGGAGTAGATTTGTTGTACCATCTCTACCGCATTTTGTAACACAGCCATTCGCTGTGCTCTGTTGATGCTGGACGGTGACGGAGTGCCACCACCGCCACCGTTACCACCGTTGCCACCTGCGCGTTGCGTGTTTCCACCCGGCATATATCCTCTTTTCTCATGCGGCTACCTTAGTAGCTGCGAAATGGCAGTAATGTTAGCCTGCCAAACTCTTTTACTAATCGTCCTTTAATGCTGCATCAATCGCTGTTACTCGCGCTTCGCACTGCGCTTTAAGTGCGACCATAGCCGCGTTATCTTCCCATCCCTCAGTAGCGACGATGCTTTGTGCAATCTCAGCGAATAGCAACCTATCGTCGTTGAGAGTGCCAGTCAAATCTTTTGGTGTTGGTGGTGTTGGTTCTACTACTGTGGGAGGTGTAGCTGGTGCGATACCGTAGTCCGCGTGTGTTGCGTTTTTCCCTGCCATACTACACCTCTAGATTAGATTTGTACTTCTGTTACTGTCCCACTGAGATAGCGGAGAAAGAACCATCCCAATTAAGACCTACGGGAGTTGTGGAGGGAGTTGCTTTCTCTGGAACGTCTGGAGGTGCTGAGGATGGTGACGCTCCAATGAGTGACAATGCGAGGTGTCCTGCGATACCCACTATGACTAGCATCAATGTTACGATAACGTAGTTCATAGGGTGTTTCAGTAGTTGCCAGTTCAGCATCTCTTACGCTCCTCGAAACAAAACTTTTGTTGCTGTTATCGAACTAGGCAGCCGCTTGCTGTGACTTGCGGTTAGCCCACACTTTCTGCCCTAGTCCAATCAGAACGAAACCAACAGCCGCCATGAGCGTAACTGTCACCCAATTAGTTGCGTTCCAAGTGAGGATAACACCACCGCCATTCTCTGCCATCGCTACCTCCCGTTGCTGCTATTGCTGAAATTAAAACCGCGAGTGATACCGTTAAACGGGGAGACTTTACGCCGTCCAGCTAGGGGGATGTCAAGGGGATTCCCCACCTAACCCCTTGCTGTTCTGGAAACATAACCTAACTTTTTTCTTGACTTTATGGGGAAATGGGGTGGGGAAAGTGAGGTTAATTAGGATGTTAGGCAACGAGGGTGAATACCACACCCCCCCATACGTTTTTAAGGGTATAGGGGGCAGGGGTGGGTAATTGCCTTCGATGGTCCAATTTGGCTTTTGGGGAGAGCCATATTGGTAGCTTAATCCTTTCCCCTTGACACTCACCACCTGACTGCTTAATATCCCCCCGCATTTCTTAATACACCACAGGAGAGCGCATGATAGGTGTTTCAATTCTACCAGAGATAATAAGGTCAACAATCCTTTCAACTAGAGCAGTCGCCAAAGGAACGATGCCAGTATCTATATTTATCGTCGCACCGTTCGAGCAAGGAAAGACAAGGCTAGCTCTGGAGAACTGCGCTAAGGACAGTTTGATATTGACAGACTTAACAGGGATAGGACTACTAGAAGCTTTACAAACAAGTCCACAAGCAACGACTGTTATAGTCAATGACCTTAGCGTAGTTACTGGACACAAAGAAAACGTTAATAAACTCACTATCTCTATACTTAATGCCTTAGCAGAGGAAGGAACATTTAAGATAGCGATGCCGAGAATGTCCCACCTAGACCTTAAAGGAAGAAAGGTCAACGTAATAGCATGCTGTGTTCCAGAGGTAGTTAATGACCGTAGAAACTGGTGGTATCGGTCAGGCTTTATGTCACGATTATTGACGGTGAGATTTGAGCACAGTGTATCACTACAGATGCTAATTCACTCATCAATAGAGAACGGGAATCACACGGAAAAGAACGTAGAGCTTTTGAAAGTCCCTCAGCTACCCATCGAAGTACATTTCCCCTTAGAAGTATCTAACAAAATTTCTAACCTCAGTAGCAGAGTATACAAAGAGTATGGAGAGACTGGCTACAGGAAACATAAGCAACTTCGCTCTCTCGCAGCTGGGCATGCACTACTAAGGCCGGGAGGTTGGAAGAATCCTCAAGTCAACGATAGTGACATTGACTTTTTGAAAGCTACCATCCCATTTCTTGTGGGGGTTGGGCAGATATGAGAGAGTCATTGATACCAGTACAAAACGCTCTACAGAAAGTTGTGTTGTTAACGCTACATGAAGACACAACAACGGAGGAGTTTAAGAAAGACTTAGAGGCAGCTATTGAAGATTGTAAAAAGGCACTCAATCTCCTCTATAGTCAGAAGCTCTAACTTCCTATGAAAGAGGAGATAGTACGTTGCGACCATTGCGGGAAAGTAGTAGAAGGAACAGCAACGACTCAATCTATTCTAGGCATAGAGAGAGACTTCTGTAACGACTGCTTACAGGAGTTTGATAAAATCTGCAAGAGGTTCTTTCCGATGGAAGGGAAGGGCAAAAAGAAATGAGCGGATTAGCGTGGCTTTATAGTGGCTTTGATAAACTTCTTTTACCTAGCCATCTACCTCCACAACACCAACACCCTGACAAATTTTGTGCCGTGTGTGACCGTCGCATCTATTGGTTTCAAAAAGCAGTACGTGTGTACTCCCTCGGAAATAATAGAGCGCATATAAAGTGTGCAGCTGATTATCTACGAGGAGAACTAATAGCGAGACAGATAGAACATGCCAGAAGGACTATTCCTAACAATACCCTGTGAGGTATCTAACAACAAACTTTCTCCACGTCCTATCTACATGGGAGAGCGTGGCTATCTGTGTCCGTTCTGTGGGATGCCGTACAGAGGATACCTACCCTGTGCAAAGCATATGGGTATGTTCAGTTATAACGGGAATACAACGTGCATAGTTATGCTGGAGGGTAAGGCAATCTTTAACAATCCACCGTGCATGTTTTGTATCCCTACTAAGACCTTTCCGAATTTCAAAGTGTTAGCCGAGCATGTACAGCGGAAACACTTGAAAGAAGCACAAATAATAAAACACGCTGCAAAGCGAATAGGAGAATCAATGCTTCCACAAGTAGGTAGTGGTACAGGTAAGAGAGCGAGGACAGGAATTCCTTTCCTCACTTTTGAGATGTTGAGCACCACGCCAAAGAACGCGGACATTGTAGATGTTAAATACGATGAAGCAAACCGCTTCGGTCCCAGCGTCGTACTCAAGCTCAAACTCGAAGGAAAAGCAACGCTCTGGACTGTCCGCATTAAGGACAATCCTAACTACGTCATTTTGACTGAGGCATTCGGTCACGATGAGCAGGATTTTAAGGGCAAGAAAATACAGCTGTTCATGGAGAAAGACAATTTCTCCGAGCAGTTCTTTCCTCGCGTAGCCATTGCCGACAACGCGAAGCGCAGCGCTGCGAGAGGGTAACACTGTGAATGCTAAGGACACTGGTACGATAGTCGTTAAATGGAGAATCTTCCAGTGTCCTTATCACTCCGCTTGGATGTTGCCTACATGCAATCCTTTTCCCCATTGGAAGTGCATGATTAGTGGATGCGAATTTATACGCGCTGCGAAACTCCGTACATGGACAGAGAGAATGATATTTAGAGAGGCAGCTGCGAAAAATGGCTAAACGAAAACTTACACAAAGAGCTATAGGCCGTAAGTCATTCGAGAAAGCATACGCTAAGAAATTTAACGTTTCCCCAAAGGTAGCAAGGGAAGCACGGCGACTCTTTGAAAAGCATACGCTAGAGGATGCAACAAAGAAGTTGCTAACAGCGCATCCTCGCATCGCAAAGTCTAAAGTAGCTCCCGCTAAGGCAGCGGTCACAAGAAAAGAGAATGCCAGCGGAGTAATTAAAGAATTTATTTGTAGCCTCACGTATCAGAAGGGTAGAACGTTTGATGTTATCGTAACTGCACACAACAGCGGGGAAGCGAAAGAAATTCTAACAACCTTTCTAGAGAATGACCTACGCGGTAGGCGTATCGTGAGAGCAGAATTCAGAGGATGGGACTTGCGTATCGCAGAGGGAGAAAAGTCAGATGAGGAAGCGGGAGAGGCAGAGTATAGAGGAGAGAGCGTATCAACAAAGAAGTGACCTTAATAAGTTGATAGAGAGGTACACTAATTTCTACGGAACGAAACCTAATAGAATGAAAGACTTGTTTCAGTTCCAACAGGAACAGGGAGAGTATGAACAAACAAATCAACATACGCAATGCGCGACGGGACGGACTACTAGTAGTAGAGCCAAAACGAAACCAACTACAGGTAGACCTTGACAGCGCTAAAGCCATACATAACTACGCTCGCCAGTACATGCTCTTAAAGCGGGAGGGGTTGACTAAAGGATGGAGGGAGCGAGTAACAACCTCACAGTCTGGAGGTTGCCATCTACACGTTACGATAACAACCCCTCACGCTATGGAGGACTTAAAGCGCTGTGCATATCAAGCAGTGCTAGGGGATGACCCAAAGAGAGCAGCACTCAACCTCTGTAGAGTTATCAAGAATAACAAATATCCCATCGTGTTTTTCGAGAAGAAAGGACGGAGATAGAATGCTACGATTGGAGCAACTGATAGAGAAATGGTACGGCATTTTTCAGGTTACGTTTGCAGTCGTAGACGTAACTCTGCTAGTGCTCATCCTAAGAAGGATGGGACACTAATGCTCGAATTTCAACAGCGAGTAGTTAATGAGCAAAAGAGACTCAACACTATGGTCTATGACCTACAGAAATTTATCCACACAAACCATATCTTTCTATTGCTGCCGATAGCAGAGCAGAATAGACTACGAATGCAACACCACGTAATGACGCTCTATAACATGATACTATTAGAACGCATTGCAAACTTTGGTAACAGCTGAGGTAAGCTCATGCGATTTGTCATAGACAAGCCAGCGCGTAAAGCGTATCTATTCGCAGATACAGAGACAGAGGAGCTATCGCTTAGAGCTATCTTTGCTCACGTCACTGGAGCACTACCTAATCACACCAAGCTAGTACCGTCCCAAAAAGTAGAGGGCTACCAACGCATGAACGCATACATTGAGTTTGTTGATGGCAGTGCGAGAGGAGGTAGATAGGGAGGGCAGTCAGAGTGGGAGATTGCATAGCGACTGTGGAGCACAGCTGACCGCCATGCTTCGCAGTAGGGGGAACAGAGCAACGCAACAAAACTCCAATGCCTATGGGAACTCCCAAAAATAAACGTGACCCACTGTTAAGATTCTTGCGGCTGTGCTGCCCTACTAAGGGAGCGTGTAAGTTGAGCATCCCTGAATTTCTAAAAAAGTTTGAGCAGTGGAAAAGACTGGAGGGAATCAACGATGGCAAGGCTAAGACTAAAAAGATACAAGGACGGATGTTACGCGGTAGTAATAGGAAAAAAGAGAGG